CAAAGGCTGTATCTATCGAAGCAATCAAGGATCACGGTTATGAGAACGCTGTTCAAATGACTGATGATGAATTCCTTTTCCAGCTTCAGACCAATGTTACTGAAAGATTTTACAACTATTTGAAAACAGGTACTCTCTCATTTACAGAAACCACTTTCCAGATGGCTCTGGCAATGGCTAAGGGTCGTGTAGAAAACAAATTCAAGCAGATGCACAGAAATGTGACTGGTGTTGTTGGATTTGTAAATATCCTGGATGTGTATGAGTATATCGGTGCAGCTGATATCACTATTCAGAACCAGTTCGGCTTCCAGTACATGAAAGACTTCCTGGGATTCAACACAATCTTCCTATTATCCGACAGCGAGATCCCGAGAGGAACAGTTATTGCTACACCTGTGGAGAACATCGTTCTTTACTACGTGGATCCGAACGAATCTGATTTCGCAAGAGCAGGACTTGTATACACTGTATCTGGCGAGACAAACCTGATCGGATTCCACACTCAGGGTAACTACCACACAGCAGTATCCGAAGCATTTGCAATCATGGGACTTACCCTCTTTGCAGAGTATATTGACGCTATTGCTGTCGGAACTATCAATGCAACTCAGACACTTGGAACTCTGACTGTAAATTCTGCGGCAGGAAGTAAGAGCGGAGATACTAAAGTGACTGTTACTCCGACAAAAGCAAACGCAGGAAATGCATATAAGTACAAAGTTGCATCTTCTGAGACTACTGTAGATTATGGCCAGAATGTGAAGAACTGGACTGCGTGGGATGGAGAAGCTGACATTACTGCAGCAACAGGACAGGTAATTACAGTGGTTGAGTGTGACAGCACTTATAAAGCACTTAGCGCCGGACATGCGACTGTAACAGCAAAATGATGATCGCAGGAGGTAACTGGCATGGCTTATGCAGATTATGAATTTTACACAACTTCATTTTTCGGTTCAGTCGTGCCAGAAACCGACTTTCCACGATTGACAGAAAGAGCCAGTGATTTTGTGGACATAATGACGTTTGACAGGTTGGTGGATGGACTGCCGGAAAATGAACGCTCACAGAAGCGTATCAAAAAGGCGGTCTGTTCATTGACTGAATTAATGTATCAGATTGAGCTTGCTGAAAAAAATGCTACCAATGCCGCCGCCAGTGGAATATCAACCACAATCGGGTTTGGTGGTAGCACTACAGGCATTGTAACCTCTGTATCATCCGGCAGCGAATCCATCTCTTACGCAACACCTCAGCAGATTGGGGCAAGTGCAAAGGAATGGAGTGCGGTGTATGCCGCCGCCGGAGATACGCAGAAAACGAACGACTTGCTTCGTAAGACAGCGTTACCGCTTCTGATGGGAGTAAGGACGGATGATGGCATACCGATTCTTTATGCGGGGGTGTGAGTATGAAATATGTACGAATAAAACCGACTATAGTTGAAGCTATTCAATGTTTTACCACTCCAGATAGTATAGCTCAAATCGAAAAGTTTGTTGGCGATTCGGTAGAAATTAATAACAACCTTAAACCACCACACATTGAGATTTCTACATATTCTGTTCTATTTAGAGATTGCGAAAGAGTCGATTTGGTAGTCATAAAACCTGGAGACTATGTCTTGCGTGATGAAGAAGGGTATTTCAATACAATGACAAAAGATGAATTTGAAGAAGAATTTAAGGAGGTATCAGAGTAATGGAAGCATTATTTACAAATGTAACTCTGATTCTGGCAGTAATCAGTGTTCTGGCATTTTGCGTGTCTGTGATTACACAGGTGATTAAAAACGTTGGATTCTTGTCTAAGATTCCGACAGATGCACTGGTACTTGTACTGTCTATCGGAATTACTGTAGCCGCTTTTGTGGCGTATATGCAGTATATCCACATGACAATCTTGTGGTATATGATTTTAGCAGCTATCATGGCTGGGTTTATTGTGGCGTTTATTTCCATGTTCGGATGGGAGAAAATTACGGAATTGTGGAAACGAACGTCCAAGGTTGATGTGGATAAACTGAAAAATAAATGATTAAGGAGAGGGTATCATGTACGAAAAAACGGTGACGATTTTTGATTATTACGAATCAGCCACGACAGGAGATGCGTACTGGTATCCTCATGTTTTATCCGGTGTTGACCTCATCACAGACAAGGGAGCAATCCTTAAAAAGTACGGACCAGACGCAACAGACAACGCACAGTTACACATCCGATATACTGTCCAGAATGGCGATATAACCATTATTGACAAGGATGGCAAGATTCTCCCACATGTGCCTCCTAAAGAGTGGAAAAGGCAAATTAACAACGCTCTGGAAGATACCATCACATTCTCAGATGAATCATTCTTCTGGGAAGGTGAGTGGACTGGCGGAATAGTAACCGATGGTGATTACAGAAATGGATTTTATCAATACATGAACCAGAACAAGGACAATGTATTTAAAATCACCAGTGTGGGCGGACCGTATACACTGATACCACATTTTGAAATATTAGGAAAGTAGGATGCAATATGGAGGATAAACCGATCGGCAAGGACGCAGAGGGATATGAGATTCTGACAGAAGCCATGAAAGCTCTGCTGAATCAGTATCCGGGGTTATATGAAAACGAAACAATCAAATATGAGGAACTGGGAACTGATAGCGGTATCTCGTTCTTTGCGGATACAGGAGCATTAATCTATTCAGAAAAAGAGGATGTATGCGGAACGATGCACCAGGTGTGCCAGTATCCATTTATCGTGGTATATCGCACAGCTTCCGAAAAGGAGCGCCAGAAGCTATCTGTTCAGAAGTTTCTGGACAACCTTGGCAAGTGGATTTGCCGGGAACCAGTCACAGTAGATGGCACTGAGACGCGCTTATCCGCTTTTCCAGAGCTTTCCAGAGGACGAGTGATAAAACGCATCATTCGCGATAATTCCTACGGCACAGAGCCTCAGGAGAACGGCGTACAGGACTGGTTGCTTCCAATCACAGTAAAATACGAATATGACTGGGAAAAATGGTGATTACACCACTTAAATATAACAACTAACCGGCTATCAATCAGAGATAGTCGCTAACCTACACAGCCTTTTAAAAGTTATAGGCAGAAAGGACATTTCTATGCCAGTTACAGGAAAAATTGACCGTAAATATATGGCTCATTATATTGATGCAGGTTCCCTCTGCGGGGGACTGACACCGAAATATGAGCGTCTTGGAAAAGATCTGGAAGAGTATAACGTAGAACTCAATCCAGATACTGAAACATCTAAAAACATTCTTGGAGAATCCACATTTAAACACAACGGCTATGAAGTTTCTTCTGACGCTGATCCGTTCTATGCAGACACTACTTCTGATCTGTTTATAGCATTGCAGAAGATTGTAGACGGACGTCTCAAAGACGATAACCTCAAAACAAAAGCAGTTGAGGTCCACCTTTGGACAGAAGCCACGGCAGGCAAGTATGAAGCATACCAGCAGGACTGCTACGTTGTACCGACTTCCTATGGCGGTGATACATCCGGCTATCAGATTCCGTTTACTGTGAACTACGTTGGTGAGCGTGTAAAAGGAAAATTTGATATCAGTTCCGGTACATTCACAGCTGACAGTGAATAAGCACATATACAAGGAGGACACGCCAAATGGCAAAAGTAATTAATACAAAAATTGATGATGGAATTCTCGTTTTTACATTCACAAATAACGAAGACGAAGTTTTTTCTTCTTTCAAACTGAACCCGACGGATATCAATGTAGCAGCACGCGCAGAAGAACTGGAGGAGTGCTTTGAACAGTTCAAGGCTTCCGTCCAGAAAGTCACATCTGGTAAAGAGATGGCGGAACTGAATAAACAGATTGAGGATAAAATCAATTATCTCCTTGGATATGAAGCATCCAAGGACCTGTTTAAAGAACCAATTACCGCAACAACTGTATTCGGTAATGGCCAGGTATTTGCTTATATCGTTCTGGACAAGATCGCAGAAGCAATCGCACCGGAAATCGAAAAGAGAAAAAAGAAAATGCAGGCAGCAGTTAACAAGTACACGGAGAAATATGAAAAATGACCGCCTATGAGCTTCCCACCTCACTAAACATAAGTGGGGTGGATTTTTCTATTAGAACGGATTTTCGAGCAATCATTGATATTCTCATTGCGCAGAATGATCCAGAGTTAGACGAACAGGCAAAAGCAGTTGTTATGTTGCAGATTCTGTTCGAGGATTGGCAAAGCATACCCTCAGAACATCTTGTAGAAGCTTGTCGGAAAGCTTGCGAGTTTATTGACTGTGGTCAAGTTGACGATAGTCCGAATAAACCCAAACCTCGCTTGATGGACTGGAAACAAGACGGAGATATGATCGTTCCGGCTGTAAACAAGGTTGCTGGTAAAGAAATCAGAGCCGTTCCATACATGCACTGGTGGACGTTCTTTGGATACTTTATGGAATCCGGTGAATGCCTTTTTAATATAGTGGTTGGGATCCGTTCTAAAAAGGCGAAGGGCGAAAAGCTCGATAAATGGGAAAAGAAATTCTATCAAGAAAATAAGAACATTATTGATATAAAAACACGTCTCAGCGAAGAAGAGCAAGCTTATAAAGATAAGCTGAATGAGATGTTGAACCTCAAATAGTTAGGAGGTGAATGTATGGCTGCTGATGGCTCAGTCATTATTGATACCAGAATTGATACATCAAATATAAAAAACGGTGTATATGATATAAAACAGTCATTTGATGCACTGAGTGGAAAAGTAAAGCAAATTTCTAGCAATATTACATCTTTTTTTTCTAAATCATCTGTTGATACAGTAAAAGTTGTAAAAACTGAAAATGCAAAAATAAATGCAATATTAGAAGATACTTCAAAAAGCGCAAAACAAAAAGCTGCATTAATCGCTTCTATATATAGAAAAGAGGGATACTCTGCAAGTGAGGCTTTTGCTACTGCATGGAGCCATATTGAAAGAAGCAGTTCTGGTTCAACAGCAAGAGTAAAAAAACATATCCGTGGAATTGGAAATCAATCTAAGAAAACGTCCGATGATATGCAAAGAGAATTTTCAACTGGCTTTAGTAATGTAGCTAGCTCTGCTTCGTCTAAGTTGAAAGGGATAGCTTTACTAATTGGCTCGGCGTTTGCTGTTGGCAAGCTAATTCAGTTTGGTAAAGAGTCTATAGAACTTGGTTCCGACCTTGCAGAAGTGCAGAACGTGGTTGATGTTACATTCACAACCATGTCTGACAAGGTAAACGAATTTGCAAAGAATGCTATGACTAGCGCCGGACTATCGGAGACTATGGCAAAGCGGTATGTTGGTACATTCGGAGCAATGTCTAAGTCGTTCGGATTTTCAGAATCACAGGCTTACGACATGTCAACGGCCCTGACACAGCTGACTGGTGATGTGGCATCATTTTATAATATCAGTCAGGACCTGGCTTATATCAAACTGAAATCAGTGTTTACAGGCGAGACTGAGACGCTGAAAGATCTCGGCGTGGTAATGACCCAGTCGGCACTAGACCAGTACGCACTGGCGAACGGATATGGTAAAACAACATCCGCCATGACTGAACAGGAGAAAGTAGCTCTCCGTCTGGCTTTTGTGCAGAAACAGTTATCGGCTGCATCTGGTGATTTCATCCGAACATCTGACTCATGGGCGAATCAGGTGCGAGTGATGCAGTTGCAGCTACAATCTCTCAAGGCAACAGTCGGACAGGGACTGATTAATATTTTCACGCCTGTTCTGAAAGTGATTAATGTTCTGCTAGGCAAACTGGCAACTTTGGCGAATGCTTTCAAAAGCTTCACGGAGCTTATCACTGGAAAGAAATCTTCCGGTCAGATAAGTGGAAGTGGAGCAGGTCTTGCCGGAACAAACGTGATTGCAGATACAGCAGATCAGTATGGACAGGCTGCGGATAATGCAGAGAAATTGGCAGATGCCAATAAAGATAATGCAACAGCTACGAAAAAAGCAAATAAAGAAACAAAAAATTATCTTTCTTCATTGGACGAAATACACAAAGCCACATCTACAGGTAGCAACTCATCGTCCACGCTATCTCCATCTGGCGGAAGTGGTGGAGCGTCTGGAGGATTATCTGGAGCAGTAAACAATGTGGATTATGGCAGTTTAGCAGAGGGAGAGACAAAACTTGATAAAATCAGCGATTCTGCTAAGAAGCTTGCAGATACGCTAAAAAAACTTTGGGAGCCATTTCAAGAAGCTTGGAAAAAAGAGGGAAAAGCCACTATAACGGCGGCGAAGACGGCATTTTCGAGTTTGGGAAGTTTAATTGCAAGTATTGGAAGCAGTTTCGCCACAGTATGGACGAATGGAAGCGGTGAAAAGTCATTAACTACGACTTTAAAGATTGCGCAGAATCTATTCAATACTATTGGAAATTTGGCACAGGCATTTAAAACTGCGTGGGAATATGCTGGAACTGGGACAAGTATTATTCAAAATATATTTGATATTGGAAATAGCATTCTAGGAACTATTGAAAGAATAACAGGTGCGACAGCAGATTGGGCTAAAACCCTTGATTTTACACCACTATTAACATCAATCAATACGCTCCTACAAAATTTACAGCCACTAACAGATAACATAGGAACCGGGCTTGAATGGTTCTGGAATAACGTTCTTTTGCCAATTGGATCCTGGACAATCCAAGATGCAGTGCCGACATTTCTACAAATGCTATCAAGTGGGATTACTGTTGTAAATTCAGTTATTGAAGCTCTTCAACCTTTGGGTGGCTGGCTATGGGACAATTTTTTGCAGCCATTAGGTCAGTGGACGGGCGATCTCGTCATTACTGCCATGCAGACTTTATCTGATTTACTGGATAGGTTTAGCGCATGGATCCAGAACAATCAAGAACTTGTCCAGAACGTTACAATTGTGATTGGTAGTTTTTTCGCAGCGTTTGAACTTCACAGCATTATTAGCGGTGCAGTAACAGCGGTAACGAATTTTGTTGGACTGATTACTGGAGGCGGTGGATTGCTAGGGGCACTAAGTTCTGTTGTTGCTGCCCTAGGTGGTCCTGTAACAATTGCAATTGGTGCGGTAATTGCCGCTGGAGTGCTTCTGTGGCGAAATTGGGACAGTGTAAAAGAAGCTGCCAGTAAATTAAAAAAATGGGTTGTTGACAAAACAGTAGCACTGAAAAATGAGGCAGTGGAAGCATTCGAAAAGCTAAAAACAAATGCTGGAAATGCTCTTAAAGCGCTTCGCGATGACGTAAAACAAAAATGGGAAACGATTAAGTCTAAATTTTCATCTTTTTCGACTTGGTTGAGTGGTGTCTTTAATACGGATTGGACGGAGCAATTTGGTATATTTGGCGGCGTTTTAAACGGATTTTTCAAATCTGCAAAGGATGTGATTAAAGATGTTAAAGAAATATTTAAAGGGTTAAATACATTTGTCAGCGGCGTTTTTTCGGGGGACTGGTCTCAAGCCTGGGAAGGTATAAAAACTATTTTTTCAAACGTATTTAGTGGGTTGGCAGACATTGCAAAAACTCCAATTAATGCAATAATAGGAGGATTTAATAGTGTTCTGGGAGTTGTAAATGGACTAATTAGCAAACTCAACAACCTTAAATTTAGAATAACAGTGCCAAACTGGATTCCCGGAATCGGAGGCTCCTGGTGGGGCTTTAACGGCTTTAGCATTCCAACAATAGGGACGATTCCAATGCTTGCAAGTGGTGCGGTTATCCCACCTAGATCAGAGTTTCTGGCAGTGCTCGGCGATCAGAAGAATGGGCGCAACCTGGAAGCACCGGAAGGTGTTATCCGAGAAATTATTGATGATGCATTTGCAAGGCATCAGCAGGGCAGCAGTGGTAACTTCCGATTTACAGCGCAATTGAACCGCAGAACGATATTTGATGAGATGATTGATGAAGCAAAGTTAAGACGTGATGCAAGCGGTACAAATCCGTTTGAACTGGCATAGGGGGACGAGAACGTGGCATTTTCGATAAGCAAATCAATAACTGATAGATATAAAATAAATGGGCTTCTCATCCCTCAGCCAGATGAGGACATGCAGTGTAGTTTTGAAACCACCTATTCAGAAGGAAGTAACCGAACTCAAAAAGGAGTTGCACTAATAACACCGCTTTTTACAGTTATGCAATATAGCTATAAAGCCACCAATGTGCCGGTTGATGAGAAATCAACTAATCTGGTAAATGCAATTATTAAAGGAAAGCCGTTCATTTTGCATCACTGGTTAGCACACAAAAATGAATGGCGTTCAGAAAAGTTTTACGTGGGAAAAATGAATTACAACATAAAACAAGTTGGGGAATACTATTCCGAAATATCATTCAATATGCAGGAGGTGAATCCAATTGATTAATGCATCAAACACTTTTAAAGAAAAATTGCAGGATGGTGAGCAAGTAATTGAAATCGTGGAGATCACCTTTGCTGACGGAACAACAAAGACACTTGAAAACGAGATTATGATCGGCAACAATGACTTTTCCGATTGTGCGGAGAGTAGCAGTTTTCCAGTCGGCGCTACAGTCTGCAAAACGATGAAGCTTGAATTAGATAATACAGAGGGTCAGTGGAAAGATTATAATTTCTATCAAGCTAAAGTGCATGCATATTTGAAGCTCCAGACTTCTGTAGCGGAACCATCCAGTGAATCAATTTGGATGAATGATTTTTATGAGCCAATTCTCGATACTGATGGAAACAGCATAGTCCTTTCCAGAGCCGCCTCAGAAGACCGATACGAGACGATTGATAAGGGTATCTATACAATTACCACTCCAGAGCAATACGGCGAAATATTGAGCTTTACGGCGCTGGATGACATGTATAAAACCAATGCTAAATATTATAGTGCTCTGACGCTTCCACAGCCGATTATGGCGCTGGTAAGAGACGCTTGCGAGAGTTTGAATATCCCTATGGGGTTTTCCTCTATGGCACATGGAAATGTAATTGTCACAGCGCTCCCAGATAATATGACATTCCGCCAATTGATCGGATTGGCGGCAATGCTAGAGACAGCAAACGCCAGAATTGACAACAGAGGTTATTTGCAGTTTATAAAATGGAATTTTGGAGCTGTCGAAAACGGTTCCTTAGTTCCGTTTAAATTAGAGGATTACGTGAGTAGTCCTACACTTTCCAGTGATGATATTGTAATTACTGGTATCAGAGTAAAAAACAAAGAATCGGAATCCCTGTTTGGAACTGCTGGATATGTGTTGGAGTTAGAAAACAATCTTCTGTCTGACAGTGACCTCGGAACTGTAGCGGCATGGATTGGCGGTAATTTGGTCGGGGCTAAATTCCGAAATCTGCAAGGGGATCTGATTTATAATCCTCTGTTAGAGTTTGGTGACATGGCGTACAGTTTTGATCGAAATGGCAATAAATATCTTACGCCAATCACTGATGTATCATCTCCGTTAAATGGCATTACCACTGTAAAAACTCAGGCAGATGATCCTGTCCGAAATAGCAGTACATATATGTCAGCAGCTACAAAAGCACTGGTAGAAGCAAGACAACTTGTTAAGGATGAACGCACAGAGCGCGAAAAAGCCGTTGAAAGGCTTAATAATACGCTTAAAACTTCTGGTGGTTTATACATGACTGTAGAGCCACAGGATGATGGTAGCAATATCTATTATGCGCACAATAAGCCTACACTGGAAGAATCTGATATTGTATGGAAGTTTACGGCAGAAGCAATCGGCATTTCCATGGATGGAGGAAAGACATATCCTTATGGATTAAATATTAATGGAGAACTTATTGCAAGGCTTCTGTATGCAGAGGGAATCAATGCAAGTTACATCAATGCCGGCGCGCTGATCGTGCGTGACACAAACGGAAAGATTATCTTTTCAGCCGATATTGATAATAACCAGATTGCAATTGACGGCGCATCCGTGCGAATCGGTGCATCACCTTTGAACAGACTGTTAAACAGCATGCAAGGTCAGATTGACGGAAATATCAATACCTGGACCGGGACTCCTGCACCTACACTTAGCAATTACCCGGCAAACGAGTGGCTAACCGATACAGAAATGAGTAAGCATGTAGGTGATCTGTATTATGATGGAAACAGCCATGCTTACAGATTCCGCAATGATGGAAAAGGGTATTACTGGGAAAGATTAAAAGACACGGACGTAACAAAAGCATTACAGGATTCCGAGGATGCTTTAGCGGCAGCTAAATCCGCGCAGGAAGCGGCAGCTCTTGCAAAGAATATGACATTGCAGCTGAGCAACGAATACCAGGGCATTTCTGTTGATTCTGATGGAAATTACGGAACGTTTCCAGGCAACGTGAGTACGCAGGCAGTCGTGATGTACGGAACACAGGATATTACATCTGATTGTAATTTTACAATTATCAAATCAGATAGCGTAACAGGGTCCTGGAATAATGCGACCAAGACATACACGGTAACAGCATTATCCGCTGACGATGGATGGGTAGACATCAAAGCAACATATATCAGTGTTCTATCAGTAGTTAAGAGATTTTCGCTGGCTAAAATTTACGCTGGGAAAAAAGGCAAAGATGGCGTTGACGGCCTCCAGGGACCGAAAGGAGATCAGGGTATTCCAGGCGTATCCCCATCAATACGATACTCTTCTATGCCGAATGGCGAGGACATGACGGATAATCCTCAATATGTACTTTGGCTTGATTCCGATGGGAATGTTATTTGTGATACAGATGGGAACGCTATTTGCATTTCGCTTGAAGAAATTCCCTATATTGGATTTTTAAAATCTGGAGCAGAAGTGGGAAGTAATAACCCATCAGATTACACTTGGAGCAGATACCAAGGTTCTAATGGATTATCCCAGCGAACACACTTAGCCTATGCAAACAGTGCTGATGGAAAAACAGATTTCTCTGTGTCGGACAGTAATCGTGAGTATATCGGTATGTATGCGGATTTTACCGAGCAAGATAGTACTAATCCAGATGATTACGCGTGGACACTTGTAAAAGGCGCGAATGGCGCACAAGGTATCCCTGGAAAAGCAGGTGCGGACGGAAAGACGCCATATTTCCACATAGCTTATGCGAATAGTGCTGACGGAAAAACTGGCTTTGATGTAGTTGTCAGTGCCGGAAAGCAGTATATTGGCCAATATACTGATTACGACACGCCGGATGATTCCATTGACCCGACAAAATATAGCTGGACGAAGATAAAAGGTGAACAGGGCGATAAAGGAGAACAAGGTATACCTGGCAGGACATATTTTATCGAGCTTTCATCTAATATCCTAAAACGAGGTCAGAATGACAAGGTTGTACCAAGTACAATTACGGCAAAAGCTTATTATCGAGATGGTGACAGTGCTGCAAGGACGGCATATTCCGGTAGATGGTATGTGCAGACTTCCATGGATGGCTCTACATTTACAAACGTATTGGTTTCAACTGTAAATGAGCCGAGTAAAAGTTATACTGTTAGCTCACTGGATAGAAGCATTGTGTCCGTTAGATTTATCCTGTATGCTGCAGATGGAACTACAAATCAGCTGGATATGCAATCTGTCCCTGTGGTGATAGATGTGGACGCGCTTACCCATGAAGAGATATTTGATCTTCTTACAAATAATGGTTCCGTGAAAGGAGTTTATAAAGAGGGTAACCAGTTATATTTTTCGTTCACCTACGCAAAGGGCGGAACGTTAAAGCTTGGCGGTCCAAATAATGGATATGGCACCTTTGAGGTGTACGACGCGAATGGAAATATAATAGCTCAAATAGATAACTCGGTTGGCTTTAAAAACTTCAAGGGAAAAGAGTGGTTCCAGATAAATGAGTCTGTAGCTACAGCTGGTTACGATTCCTCCCATGTTCATGGACTTCTTGATTTATCCGCGCAATACTCTGATGGATATTGGACTGTTTTGGAGAGCAAACAAGCTGGTCTTCTTTTAAAAACAGTATCTAGGATGAAAGTTGAGACAACCGGAAGCAGTTCTCTGACTCTCAATGTGCCAGAAATGCCCAAGCTCATAACCGGTAGTAACTTGGGGAAAAATAATAATGGAGATGTCGGAACAATTGCATCATCCTCTATGCATTATAAAGTACTCGGGAAAACAGTAAAAGAAGACGAACTAGAAGACCTATATAGAGTCAAGGTAATCTGGGCGAAGTACAAAGACGGATATCTTATGGAACAAGACGAACGGTGTGGAAAAGAAATGCCAATGTTTATTGCAGAGGATATTGACCGCAGATTTCCAATCGCTGTCGATCATGACGAAAGGGGACGCGCCGAGAACTGGAACTATCGTATTATGATTCCCTGTATGTTCGCAATGCTGAAAAATGAGCATGAAAAAGTTAAAAATCTACAATCCGAGCTTGATTCCGTGAGAGCGGAATTGAATGAATTAAAGCAACTTATCAAACAACGTATTTTAATGGAGGTATAAGACTATGGCTAATAATACTTGGAAAAATTACACGCAGAAAAGTACAGCTTTATCGGATAATGATGAAGTTATGCTGTTGGATTCCACTGACGAAAAGAACAAGCGCGGACTGATGAGCAAATTTTGGGATTATGTAGTGGATAAAATGTCAACGGCTGTTATCAGTAAATTGGAAACTGAAAACAAGACAGTTATCGGGGCGCTTAACTATTTAAATGGCAAGTTGTTCATGGAGATACCAGTCGCAATCACTATTGAAAATAAAACATTAAATGCAAAACTTTCAATTAGTGATACAGACTATGGTCTTATCTGCTTAACTTATCAAATTTCTGCCATTGTGTACGCTATTGCATTGATTGTTTATGGCTCTAAATACAATTCGAAAATACTGTCATTTGTCTCAAGCAATGCAAAAGTTGACGAGGCTAAATGGGATAGCAATTCCAAAACTTTCATATGTACTATCAATACGACTAATACAGACGTAGTAAATGCCAGAGCAATCCTAATTAAATGAAATGGCAAGAGGAAATTTTTAAACAAACTTAGCTGTTACGAAAGCATTAAATCCTCCCAAATCAGTAGTCACTCTAAATTGGGAAGGTGGAAAGTAAATAGGTTTTTTACAATATATCAAAAGTCTTAACTCGTAGATATGTGATTGGCCCTATATTTTCCTCTTTAAATGTAATTGTATTTTTGTTATTAGAAATTGAATTTTCTATTATAGTATTTCCGTAATTATAAATATAATTTATACTGCATTTTGTTCCGTCATAACTATATCGTAACAATGCCATGATAGCATTTCTGCCATCATATCCGCTTCCGCCAAGTGTGTAAGCAATCATTACGGTTGCACCGCCACTCTTGACTGATAATATTACTTGCGGCGTATCACCAGTTGCATAAGTCGAAAACGAGTTACTATTTCATATAGGTTATTATGGTTGCAGTTTTACATTGCTCTTTGGATAAATAATTGTCTTTCCCGAATTTTATTGTAAGAGTAATATTTGTAACTCCAGTTCCACTAAAAAAGCATTCTATTACGTTAGATGTCATTGAAAAGCCAAGTAACTTAGGGATATATCCATTAAGAAAAAACACACATACCCTATTTGCGATATTAATAACACAAGGATTGCATGATGGGTCAGGGCTAACGGAAAATACGGCTGTAATATAACTTTCATCATTATTGTTATATGATATCAAAGATATATTTCCTTTGAATGTCTTGCCATTTAAATAGTTAGCGAAAAATAAATAAAATCGCAAAACTCTATTCGTAAAAGATAATACATGATATAATCAGTATATCACAACAATAAAAAGGGAGTTGGACTCCCGACTACCAATCAAAAAACTCAGCTCCAAGCACCACAAAAGGTACAAGGATATTATAGCATAGTACCTTCCCTTTGTGGCAACAAAAACTATGATTTACGACAAAATAAGCCATGATTCTGCGAAATTTAATCATGGTAGGTATATTGTATAAAATGTGGGGCTGAAATTCACAATTGCTCGTTGTATCATGTACTTATCAATATGAAAGGAATGATATAATGAGCAAATTACAGGAATTTTTAAACCTTGGTGATTATTACGCATCCAACGGCGGGTACCTTGAAAAGAAAAGTAAGGCCTATCTGGATGATTTTAAAAAGAATGCCGGATACAACAACTATACCAAATTCGCAAGAGATGTAAATAGTTGGGGGCAGCCAGGATGCCAGAAGCAGCCGTGGTGTGCGGAATATCAGTTTTGGAAATTGGTGAAAATCCTAGGAATCACAAAAGCCTTACAGATTATGGGTGGAGGATTTTACAATTGCGTATCAATCACTAATCATGCTAAAACAAACGGAACTTGGCACAGTAAGCCAAAAGTCGGAGCACTTGTAATCTTTCGCAATGGTTCTCATGTTGGAAGTGTGAAGAGTTTTGACAGCTCGAGAATCTATACAAACGAAGGAAATACTTCTAGTGTAGCTGGCGTGGTGGCAAATGGCGGAGCGGTTCGCAATAAGTCCTATTCCATCAACGATCCAGAAATCGACGGATATGTTTGGATTGATTGGGAATCCTATGAAGATACTGCCACATGGAAAAAGACTGGAACCAGAGTAGCAGTCGTGAATGACTTGTACGTCCGTGAGACACCGAATGGATATGTTATGGGTTCAATCAATAAAGGAACCTTTGTTGAAATTGATGGAAAAACAAGTGGAAAGTGGACGCATGTAAAAGTTTCCGGTATCGGTATTGGCTGGATCTGGACTGGATATCTTGCAAAAGAATCGGTTAATAAGCCAGTTGTAATTTCAAGCAAACAGGATAAGACGCAGGTACTTTTTAAGGGGAATGTAACCGCAACTGTGCTTAATGTGCGTACCTGGGCTGGAACCGAGTATCCAAATATTAAAAAATACCCGAATCTTAACCAGGGAAATGAAGTGGAGGTAATGAATTTTACCCAGAAAGATAAAAACGGTAGTAAGTGGTATTATATCCGTATTGCAGGAAAGTATTACGGCTTTGTATCTGCAAAATATATTAAGAAGCAGTAAAAATATCCCGGGGAATTAACCCCGGGAATTTCTTTTATTTAATTACTGATAACATCAATGAGCTAGTTCGTCAGTACATAGAAGATATCATTAATTATTCTTCTGGATTTTCGGGAAAATGTCGAGCTGAAAACCAATCTCGTTGCCTTTCCCATAAGCGTTTTTGGCATCTTTTGAGTATGTAACCTTTTCAATTAAACTCTTAAGCATTCTATTCTTCGATTCCGTATCAAGGCTCCAATAGTTATCAAGTAGCTCTTCACAACGAGGAATAAAATCTGATTGTTGCTTTATAATGTTCTGATCGTGTTTAATTTCTTCTTTTAATTTTTCTATAGTATCAGAGCAAGACTGAATGGATGTGGATATAGTTTTGGCACGCTCAAGAAAAACTTCTGTGGTGTATATGCCTTGTTCGAGCAGATCATATTGTTTTGCCTTCTGAGAGTTCAGACTTTTCAGTTCGTTTTCTTTTTCATGTATGAGATTTTGTTTAGAGGTTATTACGCAATCAATATCCTTTGAAGATGCATTAATATCATTGTTTAACTTATATTCCTCCACAATCTCCCTAATTCCATCAATCACAGATTTTTCAACCAGAGACAATTTGCTACTTACTGTGTGGCAAGACGTATATGGACACATGAGGGTATCTTCCTGTCCGCGCTTTTGATAAGGACGGCGAACCATGGAGCGACCACATTTGCTGCAATAGACAATTCCGGCAAGTGGATTACGAATCGAGTTTGCTATACTAACTGGGCGAGGTGGGTTCTTTTTTCGTATTTCCTGTACGGAGTTAAACAGGTCCTCCGATATAATAGCTGGATGCAATCCCTCGCATATAAGAGTATCTTTTGATCGTGGGCGTGTCTTAATTACTTGACCATTCTGTATAGTCTTCACTGTTTTTCTCCCATTCCATCGGATTTTCCCGATGTATACCGGATTTGTTAGAATTCCCTGTATACTGGCAGGAGTCCAGTCACCGCCTAGTGCAGATTCTATTCCCATTTCATTTAATTTCCGTGCAATCTTCGCAACTCCAATTTGTTCGCAGCCATCACCGGCATACCAGGTGTAGATCATTTTTACAATCTCAGCTTGAGTCGGAACAGGTCGGAGAGTATAGCCTTTTTCTTTTTCGAGCTTAACTCTTTCGTATCCGTAAGGTGGTTTGTTGCCGCAATACTTACCCTCTTTTACCGATGAGATTCTTCCGGCGTTCAGTCGGCGCTTGATGGTTTTATACTCTCTGCGGCTCATAAATAGCCCAAACTCAAAATATTCTTCATCAAATTCATTGTTTGGATCATATATTTTTGTGGGGGTAATAATTTTCGTGTCAGAATACTGGAAAGCCCTGGATACAACGCCTTGGTCGATAGTATCACCTCTGGCAAGACGTTCCACCTCTACAACCAGAACTCCATCCCACATACCGGATTCTACTTCGCGGAGGAGTTGCTGCATGACAGGGCGGTCGGCGATAGTTTCTCCAGATACCACTTCGCGGTAAATTGCGCCCACAATGTACTCTTTTTTCTTTGCAAGATCTAACAGGATCCGTTCATGTCTGGCAAGAGTTTCGCCCTCTCCATGTGCTTCAGCTTCCCGATCGGCTCTGGATTTCCTTAGATAGATGCATACTGATTCATTCATTTTATCATTCTCCTTTTTTTTACTTGTGCGATAATCCAGGAGATGATATAATTATGGTGTAGGTAAGATTTTCTCCGAGATTATCTTATTTATTAAACCGGTTCCTGTTGGTCGCAGGAGTCGGTTTTTTGTGTAAAAATATAATAACATGTAACAAAACATAAGTAAATATAAAAGCTTTCAGCAAAAATCCATCTATCTTTTTCCTAACTGCAATAGTATAATATAATCAAAACAAAGGGAGGAAAGTTAACATGAAAAAGATAAGAAAATGTTTACTATTAATTATGCTTCTGGCTGTAATCAGCGTAGCAGCTCCTGTATATGCATCCAGGATCAATGTATCAATGGGAACTACAGAAGAGGGGGATTTTGTAACAAACAATGACATCATGGAGTATAGTGGAAGAGTTGTCGCGAGAAACATGTATATTGGGGATAATGCCACTTATACATTTTACGGTGATTTAACTGTTAAGGGCAATTTGTATATTCTCGGAAGTTTTTATAATTACGGAACAATTAATGTATCTGGTAATGTTTATTGCCGTAACTATTACAATAACAATGTTCTGGAAAAAAGAGCATCACATATGGTTGATGGACAAGTTGTATATTATCCAAGAGGAAATTTTTATAATAAAGGAATTGTTCATTCTAAAAGTGTCGAGGTTGCTGATCTGTACGATGTAAAAGTTCCAGTACCTACTGTAAGCGGATGCACAATCGGGCAGCATGAGCCGGGACCAGCTGCAACATGTACCACGCCACAGAAATGTACGGAATGTGGGAAAGTTCTGACAGCCGCACTAGGACATAAGCCAGGAATAAAAGCAACATGTACAAAACCTCAAAAGTGTACGGTGTGTGGAGCTATTCTTGTTAAGAGCGGAGATCACACTCCTGGAACAGAAGCAACCTGTACAGAATCACAGAAATGCATTGAATGTGGACAGGTCTTAGCGCAAGCATTAGGGCATAAATGGAGTGATTGGGAAACTGAAAAAACAGCAACCATAATGTCCAGATCAGAGATGGCTAGATATTGTTTGAGGTGCGGATCACGAGATGTTAAGTACGGAGATATTTTATCACCAACAGGAAGTGCTAATTATAAAAGTGTTATTCTGCAAAAAGGAAAAAGCACAGCTGCAGTAAAAATTACTGGTATGGCAAAAGGAGATTATTTAAAATCGGTTATTCCTAAAAATAAAAAGCTCGTAAAAATCAGCAACATCAAACAGGATGGAACATTTAAAATAACAGCTCTGAAGAAAACAGGAAAGACTACTCTTACAGCAACACTAGCAAGCGGATTTACTGTAAATATTAATCTTACCGTACAGAGCAAGGCGGTAAAAACTACTAAATTGATGGTAAATAAAACAGTGATTAATCTGGTAAAAGGAAAAAGTTTTACTTTAAAGGCAAGTAAGACTCCATTTAATGCAGCTGATAAGATTAGTTTCAAATCATCTAATAAAAAGATTGCAACTGTAAATAAAAAAGGCAAAGTAGTTGCTAAAAAGAAAGGAACGGCTTACATCACTGTAAAAGCTGGGAAAATCAGTAAAAAAGTAAAAGTCGTTGTAAAAAATAAATCTTATAACAATAGTGATTTTATATCTTAAAAAAAATGGAACTGGGGACTTAACTCCTCAGTTCTTTTTTGTTGGGAAATGTAGAATTTTCTCGATTTTCGTCAAATACAGCATTAATGTAAGAAAATTTGTGCAAGATTGAGATATTGTATGATTGTTATATTTAGAGTATAATATAAACTAATTTTGGAGGGATTTTATGAAAGGAATAAAAAAGCTGGTTATATTTTTTCTGTTTGGGATAATGCTCACATTTTCTGTACGCGCGCCGCTATGCGAGAGCATTGATCCAACAGATTCTGAAGTGATTATTAAGACAAGTGCCAATAATCAATACGTAATACATAATTATACACAGGAGACCATATCTGAAGAAGAAAAGCAGCCATTTGTTGTGAAGAAAAGCAACAATATTTCTGCGGAATGCAAATGCCATTTCTTTTTCAATCGTTCAAGGCAAAGGGAGGGCGCACTTTTTAAGCAGAGGGCGAGAAGTATGATCCAGTCCGTTCTATATCGCTAAAAAGAGGGTATAATGAAATAAAAGAGAACAAATGTTCTTATTGTGCGATATTGGGAGGGACGGAAAATGGATTACAAGAAGGAAATTATTGAAATGATACAAAAGATAGAAAACAGATGTTGGCTGAGGTCAATATACATTTTCATAAAAACATTAATCGGTTAAAAAGAAAAGCCAAGGGTTTGCGCATTGCCCTTGGCTATTTTCTCATTTCTTTTCGTAAATCGTGTCTAGGAGCTTTTCTAAATTATCCCATCCAGAATCATCCAGCTTTGCTAGAGCATTGATGAGACGGTATTTAAAATCATCATCACTAGACTTTAGAACATTTCCGAACAACTTAGAAATTTCATCGTTTTTGTTCTCTGGCTGAAACATTTCTCCAGTTCCATTTCTTAGCCATTCTTCGTTTACAGAACATTTCTCGCAGATTAATTGAATTACTGCGTCTGTAGGAGTTCTTCTTCCAGTTTCATAACTAGATAAATTTGCCTTTGGTATTCCCAAAAAGCTTGCAAATAAATCTTGACTCTTCCAATTAGGATTAGAATTTCTTATTTGCTTTATTCTGTTTTTCAATTCGTACACCTCCTTTCAAATAAGATTATACACCACATAATTAAAAAAGTAAATAATAAAAATTGTACAATGTACAAAAATAGTTCTTGACAAAAGTTGTACATAGTATTATATTAAGAGTGTACAAAGTACAACGAAGGAGGTGAAAACAGTGAAGCGTAAGAAAAAAGAAATCGACAAAACAATTTCTGACCTGTGGAATCGTATCTGGGATTTACAAGACCAGACAAACAAAATCAAGAAAGCAGTTCTGACAGGTGAAAAAGGTGATTTAAAGATGCCAGAAAGAAGGATTGTTCCTCCAGATGAGCCTATTCCGTTTGGCGGGGCAGTAGATATGGACTGTATCTTTGAAAAAGAACCATGTGAACAGGTAGACGTTGAATTTACAGTGAAAGAAACTTTGCAGATGTATTCGCATTATGTAGATTCATTATCTACCGATACACATGTATTAGGAGCTATTGCAATAGTTTCTCTAATAATTGCAATAGTGGCTCTGATTGTATAGAGATTGAGAAAAGACCTGTAATCAGCGCAATGATGGACAGAACAGTTGTTATCCAAAATCTGGATATATCTTGAAAATATGCTTTCATGGCGACTTCACCCGCTTGTGTGATTTCATATGCGTGATCTTGCGATCTTGAGCGCATAAAGCATTTTTTGTTGAAAAGGTATTTGCAAGCATCTACTTCACGCTGATTACTAGGAGTAAATCCACAATTTCTTAAAGCTTTTTTCAATATTTTATATTGATATCTTGTTATCAAATGAACACCTCCTTTACAGGAGAGTATATCACAAGAAAAGAGGTGCGTATATGTCAGAAAAAGAAAAAAGAATCGTTGAAAAGCTGAAAGACGTGATTCCTAATATGTCAGAATTTGACAAGGGATACATTCTTGGTAAGACGGAAAGTTTTTCCGAGAATAAGCCAGATGATTCTAGTAAGGCGCAGAAAGAAAGTTCTTAAGTTTCTTGAACCAAAGTTGCCGAAATAGGAGGTGAGAATACATGAAAGAAAAAACAGTTGCAGGACTTACAGACTATGCTTTAGAGACGCTTGGATATGATAAAGAAAAGATTCTCAAGGCAGTAGAAAATTGCGTAATGGCAATGGGAGAATTGACAATCGCAGAAAGCAAAGTTGCCCGTAAGCATCTGGACTCTGTTATGGAAGAAATGTATAAGCGGAGTCCGGACACCTTAATAAATACTATTCAGCCTCGTTTATAATCTTATTTTCATGAACGACAAAATTATAAGCATAGTTATAGGCTTGTACATACTGGTTGGACAGTGACAGTACATCAGAAGAATCAACTTCATCTTCGCTGTTTAATTTATTAACTTGTGCAGTTGCTTGGATATAAGCTAAAGCAATATTGTGTGCTGCCAGTTCTGGATTGATAGTACGGATTTCTGAAAGTTCACTGTAACTTAAACCAAAATTATCGGGCATAGCAAATTCCTCCTTTCCAAAGGAGAGTATAGCATAAAAAGGGAGTGAGTACATATCAAAAAAGAAATTATTTCGTAGAGAAATAGGTGGTAAATAATGGGAGCAAATAATTTTACACACTTTACTGGAAAGAAATCTTCGTTCAAAACTAAAAAGAGAAAGAAGAAAGTAAAAGTGAAAAGAGTTCATAAAAACAAATATGAAAGGAGCGTAAATGGACGCATTACAATTTAATAAAGCCGTCAGTAGGCACTGCAAAGAATCTGGTGGAGACTGTTGCAAATGTGATCTGCGGCTTTACTGTTACCTATCGCCCAGTGAGCGACCAGATGAGTTAGTGAGTTTGGTTATTGATTTTTTGCATAACCACATTGAAAACCATGATCATTATACCCATCACAGTGCGGCTTCATTTCCGTGTATTGATGATATGGACATGAGCACCGCAGTAGGCGGCGGCTGTTACCAGAAACCTCATACTCTTCATAAACATTCACGTGCTTGTGAATCTTGTGGCAATGATACAGCCGTGTAATTGTTTCAACCATATAATTCCCCTTTCTTCATACTCGGCATAGAGGTGCCTGTAAGTACATTATAGGTAGGAGAAAAGGAAAAAAACAATAGAAAGGAGCAAATAATTGAAAAAAGTAGACTGGTCGATAGCAGCAATCGTACTCAGCATACTTTCCATTTTAATAAATTTTTGTTTTAGTGGACGAGATTTATTAAGAAATTTACGTTGGATATTATCTTGTCTAGGTTGGTAAGTATTGAAAAGAAAGTTCTTAACATGGAGGTGAAAGCAGTTGAGTAATTCAACCAGGAAAAAGATCCGTTCTCTTGAAAAGAGAATATCAGATATTGAGTCACAACTTCAATGTCCACAAGCTACTTTTACATGTCAATTGGTTACTCCAAACGACATTTTAGCCCAGATTCTTCAAGAGAGCCAATATCAAGATCATAAATATGAGCTTCGAGCTAATCTGAATGGCAAGACATTATTTGAGAAGAACTTATGATCTTGACCAGAAGCAAAAAGAAGCAAACAACATATCTTAACATAGTGAATGCATAAAAAGGAGGTTTACTGATGGCAGTAATCAAAACAATCAAAATGGGGTCTGGGGTAATAAGAATACATGATGATTACTGCAAGGATAATACGCCGGAAGACAATCAAAGGATTGTTGATGAATGCTCGAGAATTATCTTGGACTACTACAGAAGAAAAGCAAATTTGGCATAAGCGCCCCGGAGGGAGTCGCAACCTCCGCCCCGGAGCAGTAAGCCACTAAACCAACCTTAGTGGATACAGGTAAATTATAATCCTCTATCCGCTAAAAAGTCAATATTAAGCGAGAGGAAAATAACATGGAAAATAAAAAAAATGCAACAAACAACGAAAAGATTACATGGAACGATTTGGAAACAATGCTGGCTACCGAAATCGTGAAAAAAGCAAAGAGAGAGGCTAAGAAGTGGTTCAGTGCATGGCTTTTGACTGCCGCGCTGTTAATCATTACTAATATCTTCTGGTATATTGCTTACAGTCTGTAATCTTTTTTCTTTTTGGAGGGAAAAAGAATGAAATCACCCAGACAGAACAGAAAGGATATCGTAGTCAGTGCGATTATTGGGATTCTGCTTACTTTTCTTCCGGTGTGGATGTGGGAGAAGAACTTGCAGCAGATCCTGGCAAGTATCGTATTCGCACTGTTTACGTATTTAGCACTGCTTTGAGAAAGGAGAGCGGAAATGTTTGAAAAAGAAATCAAAGAGCTTTTTGAATTAGCGTGGAGAGTTTCGAACGAAACAGATTATTTTGTTTCGCTTGACATCACTTCGCATGTACATGCTTGCATTATCTGCATTATGAATTCAAAGTGGGAGCCTAGAAAGGAAATGGATGGCATTTATACAATCTATTTTGATAATGAATTGCTTAAAGAGGAATCAGCCGAGCAGTGCGAGCTTGCAAAAGCACATCTTCTTAGACTCTTAATAGATGGGAGGTGTCCGCTAAATGTTGAATCAGATGGAGTTGAAGCTCCTGCCGACAATGGAACTGATAACAACGGCGAACGAGCTTCTGACGGAGCTGAACAGACGGAAAGAGTACATTCTTGATTGGGAAAATCCGGACATGTATCTGAATCACCTCGAGTATCACTGTGCCGGCGGAGTATTTTCGAATGGCAAAAAAAATCCGGTGAGAGGGGATGGTTCTGACAATGTGTATTGCTTTTTTAAGGCGGTGTAAACATGGAAGAGCGCATTAATGAGATTGTTAGATTAATCGACACCCAGCTTGCTATTGTGCCGGATAATCCGATAGAGGAATCATACAAGGCAAGAGCATTGGCAAGCTACGTACAAGCCTTAAATGGGCTTTTAACGGCTCAGAAATCATATAAGGAGGAAAGTATTAGTGAGTGAATTTGAAATCCGTATTCCGGCAAGAAAGAAGCAGCCGGCAACCGATAAGGATAACCCTGTCGTGAAAGTTTCGCCGGAAGCGTACAACGCACTGGTCGAGATTTATAATGAATCAACCATATCGATGAAAGATATTGCAAGTTTGCTGATCGTTGAGGGTAGCAAGCATGTAGTTTATGACAAGGAGGAATAGCAATGGCAACGCCAGTATTAATTATTGGAAAATCTGGTTCTGGCAAGAGTACCAGTCTTAGAAACTGCCAGAATGAACACTGGAATCTTATTAGAGTATTGAATAAACCGCTTCCGTTTAAAGGAAAGATTGATGGATGGTTTACGGATGATTACCAGCAGGTAATGAAGTGCCTGATCGCATCAAAAGCAGAGTCAATTGTTATTGATGATGCAGGCTATCTTATCACTAATCACTTTATGAGAGGGCATGCTTCTGCCGGAAAAGGCAATGCAGTGTTTGCTCTGTACAATGATATTGGAGACTATTTCTGGAATCTTATCCAGTTTATCGTCACGAAAGTACCGCAGGACAAGATCGTATATATGATGATGCACGAAGAAAAGGACGATTCCGGAGATGTGAAGCCGAAAACTATCGGAAAACTACTTGACGAAAAGATTTGTTTAGAAGGTCTTTTTACGATTGTTCTCCGCTGCATCGAAGAAAGTGGAAAACATTTATTTGTCACTCAGTCCAGCCAGGGAGCGGTAAGCAAGTCCCCGATCGGGATGTTTGACAGTTTAACTATTGATAACGACCTTGCAGAAGTTGACAAGGTTATCAGAGATTATTATGAATTAGGAGGAACAGACAATGCAGAAACCAAATAGTTATGATACAACACAGGCAGCAGGAGAATTTGAACCAATTAAGCTTGGCGGTCACAAAATGGTGATTAAACAGGTGTCAGAGAAAAAATCCCAGGGCGGGCTTGATATGCTTGTTATCTTGTTTGATTTCGCAGAAGGAGACGAACAGGCGGGTTACTTTATGAAGCAGTTTGAAAATGACATTCGTCCGGACAAGAAATATCCGAATGCCGGCACTAACTATATGGTTATTGACGAGAGTGTAGACTATGGCGTTCGTAATCTTAAAACATTTATTACATGCGTAGAAAAGTCAAATCCGGGCTTTGCTGTTAAGTGGGGCGATAACTTCGGACAGCAGTTCAAAGGTAAGCTGATTGGAGGCATCTTTCGTCTGGAGAAAGACTGGTACGACAACAGAGAAGTAAAACGTCACAAACTTGCATGGTTCCGCAGTATTGAAGGAATTAAGGATGCGGACATCCCAGAAGAGCGCACCACGAAAGCCTATGACGATCATCTGAAGGAAGAAGCTATCATGGGAGCGAATCCGGCAGGTACTGACTTTATGAGTATTCCAGATGGAATTGACGAAGAACTTCCGTTCAATTAACAGGAATGAGAATATGAATTATTCGGTATATGTTCATGTTTTCCCAAATGGAAAACTGTATATTGGAGCAACGAGACAGGAACCTAAAAAAAGATGGCGTAGCGGTGGAGGATATCGCAATCAAAAAGCAATGTATGAAGCGATATTAAAATATGGTTGGGATAATATAAAACACATAGTTTTGGTATCAAATCTAAAAGAAGATATGGCTATGGAAATCGAAAAAGCGTTGATAGAAAAATATAGTACGCAAGATACTCTGTATGGATATAACACAAAAGACGGAGGACAGCATTTCGGAGAACATTCCGAACAGTTTTTAAGCAATTTAAAAGAAAGAATGTCAGGTAATACATATTGCGCTGGAAGAAAACTCTCGGAAAGCCATATTGAAGCATTAAGACAATCAAATCTTGGCACACATAGACCAAGCAAACATAAAGGCGATAAAATCCACACGAAAGAAACCAAAGAATTATTTTCAAAAAATATGAAAGAACGTTGGAAAAATCCAGAATCAAGAAAAATTTACATGAACGCAGTGAAGCAAAGAAATATGTGCGGAAAAAACAATCCTATGTTCGGAAAGCATCATTCAGAAGAAGCAAAGAGGAAAATAAGTCAAAAAGCAGTAGGAAGAAAATTTTCAGCAGAGAGAATAAAGAGAATGTCAGATACGGCGTTAAAGCGTTCAGTTATACAAATGGATTTGAACGGAACAGAATTGAATAAATTTAATTCTGTTAAAGAAGCAGCAGAATCTGTTGGTGCTTTTTCGCAAAATATTGGAAGCGTTTGTTCTGGGAAACAGAAATCATGTAAAGGATTTTTATGGAGGTATGAAGATGATAATTCTGGAAGATACCAGACAGCAGATAAGGAAACATAAATTAAAACATGAGTATTTTGAGAATCATGGAATAGTGGTTAAACGAACAAAGCTTTGGGTAGGGGATTACACCTTGCCAACTGACCAAAGCATCTGTATAGACACAAAATTTTCACTTCAAGAGCTTATAAGCGATGTCTGCCAGCAGCATGAAAGATTCAAAGCAGAGCTTATCAGAGCGCGTGAAGCAGGTATTCAGTTGATTATCCTATGCGAGCATGGTCCAGATATTAAATCTGTTGGTGATGTGTATTTTTGGGAGAATCCCCGAAAACATAAAGTTATCTGGAGAACTGTAAACGGCAAGAGAGTAAAGACTGTGATATCTGACAAGGCTGTTGACGGCTGCCAGCTATATAAATCTCTTTGCACGATCAGAGATAAATACGGCGTCCGATTTGAATTCTGTACAAAAGAAGAAACTGGACGGCGAATAGTGGAGTTGTTGTCATGACAAAAGATGAAATCAAGCAATCAGTGAAAATGCCTGAGATTCTTTCTAGATATGGGCTTAAGCCAAATAGAGCCGGTTTTATATGTTGCCCTTTTCACAAGGAAAAGTCAGCGTCATGTAAGATCTACGATGATTCCTTTTATTGTTTCGGCTGCGGAATCGGCGGTGATGTGTTTGATTTCGTGATGCAATACGAATCCGTCCCTTTTAGCACTGCATTTATTGAGCTGGGCGGTACTTATGTATCAAAAAAAGGTAAAAGCCGCAACCAGATTAGACACGAAGTGCGAGATATCAAATTAAAAAAATGTAATCCCGCTCAGGATCCTAATGAGCTTGAGCAGGTAGAAAAGAACATACTTATGTACGAAACAGCGCTAAAAACCTTCCCTCCTGGTTCAGAAGAGTGGTATATGTGCCAGTTCAACCTTGAAAAAGAAAGAAGCAGATATGAAATATTGTCAGCTAAGGCAGGAGGTGAGAAGCATTCTTGAAAATATTGAAAATTTGCAAGCAAATGATTTTATGCAGAAGCAACTGTATGAAGAACTTTTTTCAATAAAAAGTAAAATCGACCGTTCGGAAACTAAATTTAAGTTAATGGACAGGGCGAAGAGTGTAAGAGCAAAAAGCATAGCCGAGGAATTCATAAAAGAATTCCAGAAAGCAGAACAGGACAAGGAAAAAGAAGAAAAAGTAAATCGTTCTATGCAGTTAGTTGAAAATATCACAAACTTTTATGAGGATGATATTGGAAAAGAATATCCAAACATGGCTTGTGGCAGCTGGATAGCTACAGAAAACGGAATATTTTCTTCTGAAACATCCAAGGCGAGAGAACTTGTATGTCACCATCCAATCATGCCGATACGTCGACTGAAAAATATTGAAACAGGCGAAGAACAGATCACAGTGGCTTTTAAAAGAGATGGATGCTGGACAGAAATAACTGTTCCAAAAATCGACATTGTGACTTCCAGGGCGATAACTAATCTTGCAAGGTTCGGTGTGCAGGTCAACTCGGAGAATGCAAGGCTTCTTGTGAAGTATCTGGCGGACGTTGAAATGTACAATGCCGATATGATCGACATACAGCACTCTACGAGCAAGTTAGGGTGGCATGGCAATGTATTTGTACCTTACGACCTTTCAATCGTCTTTGACGGCGAATACCGCTTTAAAACACTATTCCAGAGTATACAGGAAAGTGGAGACTACTTCAAGTGGGTGACTCTGGCTAAACAGTTACGATCGTGCGGACGATTAGAACCACGAATAGCACTGGCAGCATCTTTTGCAAGTGTGCTTGTACAACCGCTTGATGCATTGCCGTTCATCGTAGACTTCTATGGACAGACAGGCAGCGGCAAGACAGTAACGATCAACATAGCTGCATCTATCTGGGGAAACCCGTCTCCAGGATCCTACGTTGGGAATTTCCGGTCAACAGATACGTCATTGGAGACAAGGGCAGACATGCTTAATAACTTTCCGATGATCCTCGATGACTCCAAGAACGCTTCTCAATATATTCGGGACAACTACGAAACATTGATTTACAATCTCTGTTCCGGTAAAGGGAAAGGAAGATCAAATAAGGACCTCGGAGCAGCTAAGGAGAATACATGGAGTAATGTAACCATTTGCAACGGCGAGAATCCTATTTCAGAATTTGCAGATTCCGGTGGAGCAATCAACAGAATTGTTGAAATTGAGTGTTGCGAGGATATTTACGAGAATCCGGCAGAGATTAACAGCACTGTAATGAAAAATTATGGTTTTGCTGGAAGAGTATTTGTTGGAAATCTTAAAAAATTTACACCGGATGAGTTAAAAGAAATGAAGTCTGAGATTGAAAAGGGCTTTGATGGATATAATTTTCCGGCAAAACAGGTCATGGCTATATCCACGCTCCTACTGGCTGACAAATTAGCTACAGATTTCATATTTAAGGATGGACGTGAGCTGACAGTCGAGGATGTTGTGGACATACCTACACGCAAGAAAGACGTATCGGAAGGACAGAGATGCTATGAATTTATCATCGAAAGTCTTTCTGTGTACGGGCAGCACTTTGATGCGCAATTCAGTTGCGATCAGTGGGGATTTAAGGAAACACCAGATGAGTATGGAGATGTATATGTATATTTTTATCCGAAACCTCTTGAAAATCTCCTAAGGAACAACGGATTCTCCAGAAAAGCCTTTTCAGCATGGGCGATTAATCGAGAATTAATTAAGCATACGGGAAAAAGGGATACGGTAATAAAAAGAGATGGGGGAAGCGTAATGAGACTTGTTGCTGTAAAGATTATTGATATAAAAGATCTTGAAGACGAACAGGAAAATGAGCATGTTGAAGCTGATTTTATACCTGCTAATACTGGAACAAGTGTTCCGTTTTCGTGATTTGTAACCATGTAACCATGTAACCCGCGGAAAAGCATGTGTATAGGGAATAAAAAAATATATAAAAAAATCATATATACATTGCAATCTCCTATAAGAAAACCTTGGTTACCTTGGTTACACGGTTACATAACTCTGAAACCCGCATAAAATAAGGGTTTGCGGTGTAACCAAGGTGGTTGAAAAGTTGGTTACACATTGGTTACAAAAATAAAATGATTACACAAATTAAAAAATAAAATTAAATTGCATGAAAATTCAGATTGTTACAATTGGTTACTAAGGCATAAGGAGTGGTTACAAAAATGGAAAAAGAGAAGCTTAATAAAAAACAGCGGTACGCATTGGACACAATGTTGTCTGGCAGTAATGTTTTCCTTACAGGAGATGCAGGAACAGGTAAAACAACGGTTATCCAAACGTTTATTGATGAGGCGGAAAAAGCTGGTAAAAGTGTTCTGGTATCTGCTACTACTGGAATAGCTGCGGATAATATCGGGTATGGAGCGACCACCGTGCATCGCGCGTTAAATATCTCAATTAAGTTTGAGGATTATAAGAAAAAAGTGAAATCCAGATCTGAACTGCTGAAGGAAGCAGATATCCTTATTATTGACGAGATCAGTATGTGCCGGTTCGACCTGTTTAATATGATTGCAAAGACAATTATCACGGAGAACGAAGAAAGGGCCGTTGATAGACTTTTGAGCGGAGAGGATAAAGAAGACATTCAACTTATCGTAATCGGGGATTTCTACCAGCTTCCACCAGTTATCACGACAGATGATCGTAAAATCCTCTGCCGGATGTATGGATCTGATTATGGAAAGGGTGGAAAGTACGAACACGGATATGCTTTCATGTCTGAATACTGGAAAGAAATGGGGTTTGAATATATCAAACTTGATGAGGTATGCAGGCAGAATGATGAGGGATTTAAGTATGTGCTGAATGATATTAAATATGGCAACAATATTAGAAAATCCATTGCATATCTGGAGAATAACGAATCAGACAAGGTTATACCGGAAGCACCGTTCTTGGTTGGCACTAATGCAGAAGCTGACAGAATTAACAATACTTTCCTTGGCAAGTTAGATAAAAAGACCGAAAAAGTGTTTCATGCAGCAGTTGACGGAGATCTGACATCTGCCGATATCAAGAACATTGCATTTTCCAGAGAGGACTTAATTCTTAACATCGGTGCAAAAGTGATGATTACAGTCAATGATCTGTCTGGAAACTACGTCAATGGAACGATTGGCATTATTCAGAAAATTGTGGACAACGGAGAATTTGAAGAATCCTATCTGGTTATCAAGACTGATAAGGGCAAAACAGTTAACTTGTACAGATACAGTAAAGACATTGAGAAACAGGTTATTGAGGAATCTGAACAAGAAAAGGATGGTCAGAAGATCGTGAAAGAGAAGATTGTCCGTAAGAAAGTTGGATCATTCTCTCAGTTCCCGGTAAAACTTGCCTGGGCAATCAGTATTCATAAATCACAGGGACAGACATTTGAGAAAATCAACATTGATCCTTGTTGTTGGGATCCTGGACAGTTCTATGTGGCTGTTTCCCGGGCTAAATCAGCTAACGGCATACATTTTATCAGACCGATAAAACAGAGCTATATAAAGGCGTTTAGCAAGGATAACGAGAGACTTATTGAACAGAGTTTTGAGGTAGAAGAAGGTGTATAAGTATGAGAGTGACGCATGAGCAGATACCGAACACCATAAAGTTTTTACAAATCGACTTTCCGGCACTGGTTCTCCAGACTGCCGGAATAGAAGAAAAGGACGAATACTGGCAGCAGGTAGTTGAGCAGATACACGTTGTATCAGACAAATATAATAAAAACGGCTTTGTGGATCACATGCTTACAGCCTATGCGGATTATCTGGACAGGATGCATAAGAAAGCTAAAAATCTGAAAAAGGAGAAAACCAATGAACAAAATGAAGGAGTATGAGCGAGGAAGAGAGGATGGTCTTGATCTGGCGCTCAGAATTGTTAGATATGGCGGTATAGAAGCGCTGGAGAGGGAAATAAAATTCCGGGGCATTACAGGAGTACATACCTCTTTAGCCAGTAAGGACCTGGATAAAGCAGCGCAGAAGATTAAAGAAATGACACTTGATACATTTACAATCTTTGAGATTCCGCATTAACGATTAAGTGAGGTGTTATTGATGGGAAAATACAATACAGAGCGTAAACACAAAGAGGGACAGGAGATGTATAAAGCGGTATATCACTTTATCTTGAAATATTACCGTAAACACCGCTATATGCCGTCCACAAGAAATATTGCAGATGGATTAGACATTTCAATGGCTACTGCCAGAAAACACTTTAATTTGCTTTTAGACAACGGATTGCTTGTTAGCGAAGATCCGACAGAGCAGAGGGCGTATAGATTGAGTTATTCAAAGGTGGAAACTGGTGTATAAGAATTGGTCAGAAGATTTGGAGTGTAAATATTATGGATTTAGAACAAAAATCAATCAAAAGAATACAATTTGCATCTGAATTATCTTTAAAACATTATAATAAGCCTCTTGCATGCACATATTCCGGTGGAAAAGATTCTGATGTGATGTTAGAACTCTTTCACAGGAGCGGCATACCATTTGAAGTACACAATAGCCACACTACAGCAGATACGCCGCAAACTGTGCGGCACATACGAAAAGTATTTAAAAGCTTGGAAGAAAAAGGAATTAAATGCGAAATAGAAATGCCGAAGTATAAAGGCGAACATATCACGATGTGGAAATTAATTCCATTAAAACTTATGCCACCAACAAGACAAGTTCGCTACTGCTGTCAAGTCCTTAAGGAAACAGGGTGCGCAAATAGGTATATTGCTACTGGTGTGAGATGGGCTGAAAGCAGGCAAAGAAAAGAAAGAGAAGAATTTGAAAAAATCGGTAAAACAAAGGCAGCTAAAGAAAAATTCACATCAATTATGCTAATGAATGACAACGACGCCAATCGCAGAATGAATGAACTTTGTATGCAAAAAACAAAATGGTTGTCAATCCAATCATTGACTGGAAAGATTCTGATATATGGGAGTTTATTCATTCAGAGCATATAGAAACCTGTGATTTGTACAAATGCGGATATGATCGTGTTGGCTGTATCGGCTGTCCGATGGTTGGAAATAAAAGGTACAAAGAATTTGCAGATTTTCCTAAGTACAAACAGTCTTATATTAGGGCTTTTGAAAGAATGCTAGATGCTCGAAAAGAAAAAGGATTAGGAACCCAATGGAAGACTGGAGAGGATGTATTTAGGTGGTGGATGAATGATGACAATTTAGATGGTCAGATGGAATTATCTGATTTTATTGAGTATTGAAATCATGGAGGACTGCACAATAGCGTGTCAGTTACTTACATGGGGAAAGTGAGGATGGAAATGGGAAGTTACACAATAAATCTTCCAAGAGGACTGGAAGTAGATATTTTCAATCTGCCAGAGGACTTCAAAGAACAGGTTGAACAGGCATTCAAAGAGTATACATCTGGAACAGTGAAAGCGTATATGTACGTTGACAAGTTGGGATTCATTGACAGTTGCGTAAGATATATTAACGGAGACAAAAACAGCTACGATGTAGTGGATGAAAAAGTAGAAGATTTTATTACCACTCAGTGGAGAGAATACGGACAGCTTGACAATAAAGACGATGTGTACAGTGCTGATTTTATGGCTGATTGTTACGCAGAAGGTGTACGAAACGCAGTGTTGTGCTCTCATTTCGGAACTGACGATCATCACATTTACGACCAGATTCAGAAAGTTCTGGTACAGGTAATTACAATTGTAATTAATTATAGAGATGAGGAGGACGCAAAATGAAATTCAAAAGTAACGCTAAGTATAACGAAGAGCCCAAAACCGGGAGCGTTTTCGCTTTGAAATACAATTCTTTAGGAATCGTTATCCACAAATACGTTGGTTGCGGAGATGCACTGTTTCTCAACTGTAGTGCATTGGATGTTTTCAACTGCAATCTCGGAACAGAGGATTTTAACGAAGCTGTCAGCAAAGCGAAAGAAGTTGTCATGCGTGAAGTTAAGAAAATCAGAGAAGATGCTTACAGATTCTACGTAGACAGCGATATTGAGTTCGATAGATATTAGGAGGACACAAAATGTTAATCAGAAGTCAGGATAAAACAGCGCTGGTAAAGTTTGAAAACATTGTAGTCAATCTAAAACTCCCAGATTCATTGAATGTTATATGTTGGAGTTTGCAGGATGCACAGAGAAGTGGAGGATATTTTATTTTAGGAAGATATTCCACAAAAGAAAAAGCCATGAAGGTACTGGATATGATTCAGGAAGCCTATGGAGATTCGGAATACACAAAATATGTAATTCCAGAAGTATGTAGGATATTAAGTATGAAGCCAAAAACGGAAGAAAACAAAGCACATGCGGGAGAACTTGGAGAAATGCTCAAAAATGGAATGACGTTCCAGATGCCAGAGGATAGCGAGGTGGAGGTATGAAGTACAGAAAGAAACCAGTTATAATTGATGCACTTCAGTGGACTGGTAAAAATAAGCGAGAAATGTTCGATTTCCTGACGGACTATAAGTGTACAGACCAGTACGTGTCGGCAGAAGGTAAGAATTTCTATATTGACCATTGGAAGATTCCGGGTGGATTGGTTATTAAGACACTAGAGGGCGAACATCTGGCAAATATTGGAGATTATATCATCAGAGGTGTTCACGGTGAATTTTATCCGTGTAAGCCAGATATATTCAGAGAAACTTATGAGGAGGTGGAAGCGTGAGCAGAGTACGAACCAGATTAGAACAATACAAAGCCGAGATAGAAAAGAGATCGCAGTATAAGCATGAACTTCCAGGGAGTGCGCTGGATATTGTGAATACTCTTCTGAATGATTTTGAACAGGACGAGAAAGAAAATGGTTGGATTCCGGTCAGTGAGAGACTTCCGGAAGACTGTGTTCCGGTCAATATCACATGGGTAAATCACAAACCGGAATCTTATTATATAAGCATCAAAGATGTACCGTTTACGGCAACAGGCATGTTGTACGATGAAAAATGGTTCTGGTACTCAACAGTCTGTGAAGATTATCTAAGGGAATTTGGAAGAAATGATATGGATGAAGTTGATGAAAACATTAAGGTCATAGCCTGGATGCCACTTCCAAAACCATACAAGGAGGGCTGAACATGGAAATGTCAATTTTCAAAAAGGACGGGAAGACCTACACCAGATTCAAGGTCACGCTAAAAGAGTTTAAATCTTGGAAAGGTCTGCTGATAAAGTATGGCATTGATACATCAGAGTCGGTCAAGAAAAACAGCAGATACATTTATTTTGAAAAGGAAGGCGACTGGATTAATGGGAAAATGTAAATTATACTGCCCAGACGATGAAACACAGTGCTGCATCTGCTGTACTAAGCAGGATTCTTGCCAGTGTAGATGTGATGATATGGACAGTTATGAATATGCGGAGGAGTGTGAAGATTATGAGGTTGATTGATACTGATAAATTGATTCACGCATTGTGCAGAGATTATACAACAGGTAAGAAGACATTAGGACAGGTTATTGATGAACAGCCAACAGCTTTTTATGTGGACAAAGTTGTAAAGCAATTAGATAAAGCAAGTGATTATTACGAGTTTGATGAACAAGGAAAAGAGCATGTTCAAATGATTAATCTTACAGAAGCAATCGAAATCGTGAAAGGTGGTGGAGTTGAATGAGTAAATCAGTATTGGTGATTGATACGCCAGAAGATTGTAAATCATGTGTTTTACACGGTGGAATATTCCATTCTTTTTGTAAAATAAATTGTAGATATATCGAAGACTTAAGCGCAAAGCCAGATTGGTGTCCATTGAAGCCATTGCCGGATAAAATGAAATTAACAGGAGTGTACGGAAGAGAGTATTTTCAAAGCAATGGGAAGATGCCTAGTTACAAGATTGGTTGGAATGATTGCATTGATGAGATTACAGGAGGTGAAGTAGATGATTGATCTGGCAAATAAATGCGTATTAGTCATAACGCATGAAGAGTATGAAAATATTCTGAAAGCAGCAAAGGAACAAGGATATAGATGGTACGGCGGAAAAGAAGTGTATCCATATCCTTTTGAAGAACAGCAGATCCCGGATATATTAAAGTTCTATAGCAATAAAGAACTAACAAGAAATGCCAGCCTTGAACCGGGATATGAATTGGTAGAAGCATCAGACGTAATTGAATATGAGAAGGAGCTCAAAGATGCTATAAGACTTGTTAGAACATTTGTTAAAAACCCAGACAGAACATTGATTGACTCGCTTATTAAGTCCTTGAAGTTACTTGCAGATACTGTAGAAAGTCAGATGGAAGAGGTGAAGTAGATGGAAAGATTAACGCAAAGAGAAAACGATAGATTGATTTTTGTAAAACAAGATTCTGGCGAGCATGTTCCTTTTTATTATGACGAGGGATGGTTTAAAATGGCAGAAAAACTTGCTGAATATGAAGATTTAGAAGAACAGGGCTTGCTTGTGAGATTGCCGTGTCCTATTGGCACAACTGTATGGGACATATGCGGCATGGATATTCGGGAAAACGTGTTAAGTGGAATTGAATGCGGCAAAGATGGTAAACAGTTTTTGTGGGCAAACCATGATGAATGGATCGGAGAATTAAATGTTTTGGTATTCCTCACCCGCGAAGAAGCCGAGAAGAAGTCGGAGAAGATGAAAGCTAATGATTAAAGTACTGAATACCATTAATACTAGACTGATTCCTATATCGGTTTTACAGGATGTAAAAAGTAGAATCTCTGATTGGCTTGCATCCGGCGGGAAAGAAACCGATCCTTACATTCAGCGGCAAATTGATTATCTGAAAGCTGTTGAAAAAGCAGCATTGGATGAGAAAAATATCGTATAAGTGGAATTGGAGGAGATGAAGAATGGCAAGTAAAACTATCAAAGCAATGGGTGTTAGTCCTATTACAAATACCATCTACTATGGAAATGTAAACGAAGAAAAAGGTTTATGGGTAGGTGAAAAAAAAGACGTAACCGATATGGCAATCGCCTCTGTATTTGAATGGTTCATGAATCAAATGGATGGAAAAGAAGAGTTTGAGATCTCGTATCCAAATGTTTCAGAGTTTAAGTTGAAGATGGTAAGAGAGGAAATAAAAAAGAATGATTGATATTTTAATAGCATTTACATTTGGAATAATATTCGGAGCATTCGGCACTGTTTTTTTGGTAGCACATTTTGGTGGTAAGCGTAAATAGAAATAAAAAGGAGTGATGATATGCGTACAAGGCAAAAGTCACTTGTTGATTTTGGCGTATATCCAGAAGATATTAACCGATTAAAGGATATATGCCAGAAAGCTACACCAGAGCAGAGACACGATATTTTACACTGCTGCATAAGTTCTTGCCCTCCTGGAATTGAACTTTTGGTGTACGAATCTATTGTAGCAAACAAATCCTATGACTGTATCATGAAGACAAAGTACATACCGGCAAAGCGAGACGATTTCTACGCATACAAGCGCAAGGCAATGGCTATGTTTTATGATACTTTAAGAAAACTAAGAGAAATATAATACTACAATTAATATTAAAATGTGGGGACAAATTTTTCTGCCATGTATGGTAATATAGTATATATCTATGACTATATGCCATATGTGGCAGTTTTTTGTGAGGTGATAATGTGGCAAACTTAAAAGCAGTTATGAGAAAACTTCAAAAAGCTATATTATCTACTGGATTAATTATAAAAATTGGAACATCACAATTCTACAGCCATGAGCAGAAACGATTGATTACAATAACAATTATATCAACACCTACACTTCACCTCACAAAAAGGGGTGAATGGAAAAATTGCGATTACGAAATACTCCGAACTGCATCCCAGTATGATGTGGTCATGTGCCTAAAAGAAATATGGGAGGCGGTCAGAAAATGAGGATAGATAGAGGTGATTAGATGGATTTAACGCCTAAACAGAAAGCGTTTGCAGATGAATATATAAAAAATGGCGGAAATGCATCTGATGCCGCAATAAAGGCTGGATATGCTGAGAAAAACGCAAGAGTGATAGGAAATCAGAACTTAACAAAACTTAACATTTCTGAGTATATAGCTAAAAAGCAGTCTCTCATCGAAAAGCAAAAAGGCACTGATATCATGTCTCTGGCGGAAATTCAGCAACGCCGCTCCATGATTGCAAGAGGTGAGCTAAAAGATTCGTTCGGATTCGCCCCGGACTTCTCCGATCAGCTCAAATCCATGAATGATCTGGAGAAAACGCTTGCTATAAAAGAAGCCAGAGAAGAACAACAGAAAGCAGAAGAAAAAGCCAGATTACAAGGCGAATACCATATTGATCTGAATATTGTCCCGGACGTATTCCATAAAATGATTAGGGATATTCGAGCAAAGAAACATAGTGAATACATTCTCCCCGGTGGACGTGGTTCTATGAAGTCCTCAACTATATCTTTGATCATACCGGAACTGCTGAAGAATAATCCGAACATGCACGCTCTGATTCTGCGAAAAGTCGGAAACACTATCAAAGATTCTGTTTATGCTCAGATGAAATGGGCTATTGATAAATTAAATCTAAATGAGGAATTTATATGCAAGGTATCTCCTATGGAGATTACGTATAAGCCTACTGGACAGAAGATTTACTTTCGTGGTGCTGATGATCCATTAAAGATTAAGTCTATCAAACCAGAATTTGGATATATCGGAATAGTCTGGTTTGAGGAATTGGATCAATTTTCGAACCCGGAAGAAATCAGAAACATTCAACAGTCTGCTATTCGTGGTGGCAATGAAGCGTATAAATTCAAGTCATTCAACCCACCTAGGAGTAAGAATAACTGGGCGAATGAGTACACGGCAGAAGCAGAAGAAAAAGATAAAAATGTAATGGTTGTGCATAGCACATACCTTGATTTAGGGATTGAACAGGAGTGGCTTGGCGATGTATTTCTTGCAGATGCTGAACATCTAAAAGAAGTAAATCCAGACGCTTATGACAACGAGTATTTAGGACATGCCAATGGAAATGGTGGAAATATCTTTGAATATATCGAAGAAAGAACTATCACAGACGAAGAGATCAGCCATTTTGATAGAATTTATCAGGGAGTTGACTGGGGCTGGTATCCGGACAAATATGCTTTCTCCAGAATCTATTATGATTCAGCTAGAGAAACAATCTATTTCATTGACGAGATTTACGAAAACAAAAAATCAAATGAATGGACTGCAAATGAAATCAAGCGAAGACAGTATGACGATTACGAAATTACTTGCGATTCTGCCGAGCCTAAATCAATCAATGATTACAGAGATTCAGGACTCCCAGCAAGAGGAGCAATCAAAGGACCGGGAAGCATTGAGTATTCTATGAAGTGGCTGCAAAGAAGAAAGCTTGTGTTTGATCCGAAAAGAACGCCAAATGCTTGCAAAGAGTTTAAGAAGTACGAATACGAACGTGATAAAGATGGAAATATTTGCAGTGGATATCCGGATAAAGATAATCATTTGATAGATTCTGTCCGGTATGGCTCAGAGTCATTGTGGAGAAGAAGGGGGTACAGTGCATAATGTGTAAATTTTGTGATAATTTAGCTTCCTGCAAAGAATACTATGATAATCCAGAATGTAAGAAGAACAAATATATATACGGCTGTATGTTGTACATGTACATGAAAGACCGAAAAGGAAGCATTACTTCCAGACCGTTTGATCTTAATTATTGTCCGACGTGTGGAAAGAAGATTGCGACAGGTGACTAAATGGGACTTATAACAACACTAAAAAGGTGGTTTAACATGATATTCAAAAAACAAGCCGAAGAGGACTTTAATATCCAGGCGGCAGAATTTCCAGAAATGGAATCACTGATTAATAAATGTGCGAACATATATCGAGGCGTTCCATACTGGCTAGATGATAAGAATAACATCAAGACGATTAATTTTGCTAAATCTGTGTGTTCTGAGACTGCCAGACTTGCAACACTGGCGATTGGCATTCAGATAGATGGTTCTGCAAGGGCAACATGGTTACAGGAGCAGATTGACAAGGTATACTTCCAGATTCGGCACTGGGTAGAATACGGATGCGCTTACGGAACCGTGTTCATTAAGCCGAACGGTGAGAGCCTTGACGTATTTACACCGGCTGATGTGATGATTGTAGATTACGACAATCAAGAAATTAAAGGGATTATATTCAAGGATTCTTACACTGTTGGACGGAAATACTACACAAGGCTCGAATATCATAGATTTGTCGAGACCACCGTGGACGGAGTGACAACCTATCCGTATTATGTTTCTAATAGAGCCTACGTGTCGAAATCCCCTCAGTCAATCGGCGATAAGATTGACCTTAAACAGACCAAATGGGCTGACCTAATGGCAGATACGCCGCCGATACTCAAGGCAAACGGTGAGAAGCTGGACGGGCCTCTGTACGGAGTACTGCGGACACCGCAGGCTAACAATGTGGATATTAGTACGCCACTTGGACTTCCGATATTTGCGGAAGCTATCGAAGAGTTGAAAGACCTTGATATTGCATACAGCCGAAATGCAAAAGAAATCCTTGATTCTAAGCGGACTGTTCTAGCAGATGACCGGCTGCTGATGCCGAGTGGCTCGCCTGTCTCCACTATGACACCACAGGCAATGGAACATAGATGTTTAGAAATGAGTTTGCCAGATTATGTAAAAAACGTATTCGGACAGGATGAAAAAGAGTTTTATCAAGAAATCAATCCGATTTTAAACACTGATACCCGTATAAGCGGCATAAATGCCCTTTTAAGCCAGCTGGGGTACAAGATTGGATTCTCCAACGGATATTTCGTTTTTAACGAAACAAGCGGCATACAGACAGCCACAGGAGTAGAAGCGGAACAGCAAAGAACAATACAGTTTGTCAAGGATGTAAGGGATAAGCTGGAATCCTGTTTAGATCAAGTAATCTATGCGCTAAATGTACACGCTGATCTATACGGACTTGCACCTGTCGGAGCTTACGAAGTAAATTATGATTTTGGGGATATCACGTATTCTTTTGAAGCTGATAAGCAGACTTGGCTTAGCTATGTAAACACTGGAAGAGTTCCGTTCTGGTACTATCTTGTAAAGTTTGAAGGATTCAGCGAAGAGGAAGCGAAAGCTCTCGCAGATGAAGCGAATAAGGAAAATAAAGTAAGTGGATTGTTTGGGGATGAATAGCCTATGAAGATCAATAATCATGTTGGAAATATACATATCAAATTCGATACAAAGCGGATTGACAGCAATTTGAAAGAAGCTCAGAAGAAGCTGAATGAGCAAATAGTAGAAGACTGCATTCCCCTTATGCCATTCCAACAGGGAGCATTGGTGGAAAGTGTATCATTCCCACAGGGTATTGACGGTGGAGAAATAAAGTGGGGAAACAGAAACGTACCTTATGCTCATTATTTGTACATGGGTGAGGTGTACGGTCCGAACATCCCAAAGAAAGATGCACAGGGGAATATCATTGGATGGATGTCTCCGCCAAGTAAAAGCCCAACTGGAAGGAGATTGCAATATAGCAAAGCACCGCATCCAGAAGCAGGGGCAGAATGGTTTGAAAGAGCAAAAGCACAGCATTTACCGGATTGGACAAAGCTGGTAAAAAGAACGGCAGGTGGTAAATAATGCTTCCACCAGAATATTTCCACGGAAAAGAAAAAAGGATTCTTGCAATTTATCAGGAACTGGAAGATTTTATAATGACGGACATTTCCAGGCGCATTCTTCAAACTGGCAGCATGACTGCCACAGCTGATCGGCTAATCTGGAAGCTCACGCAAATGGGAGAAAGCAGAGCGGAGATTGAACAGAAACTGCAGAAGCTTACAAAAATGACACAGCCAGAGCTTAGACGGATTTTGCAAAATGCCGTGATGACTTCCTGGGACAATGATAAAGATATCCTTTTAGGGATTGATGAGAATATAAGTCCACCACTACAAAATCCAGAAGTGATAGCGGTGATGGATGCAGAATTCAAAAAAACATTGGGTGAGCTTAGCAACCTGAGTAGGACTACAATAAATCAATCTCAGCGTGATCTAATTAATCTGCTGGATAAAGCTGAAATCCGTGTTGCTTCCGGTGTGCAATCATACACGGCTGCAATTTGTGATTTGTTGGACAATTATGCCAAAAAAGGAATCATGGTTGATTATCCAACAAGCGGCGCAAAAAGAACCCTTGAAGCAGCTGTGAGGTGCTGCGTAGTCACAAGTATGAACCAGACAGCGGCGCAGGTGACGAACCAATACATTGTCCAGGCAAAGACCAATTACGTCCTCGTATCGGCTCATTTAGGCGCGAGAACCGGCAAGGACGAAATTTCCAACCATGCCGGATGGCAAGGTAAAGCATATCGTCTGAGAGGATCAGAACCAGGTTATCCGAACTTGGCAGAGCATACAGGGTACGACATTGACCCGAAGACAGGACAGGGAACTGTTATTATTCCGGGAGGATTGCATTCTTATAATTGCCGCCACAGTCACCAGCCATGGGCGAAAGGCTTACGGAATCCCTGGGCGGATGAACACAAGATTGATTCTGAAGAGAATAAAAAGATCTATGAAGATACACAGAAGCAGCGAGCAATGGAGCGTTCAATCAGAGCGACTAAACGCCGGCTGATAATGAAAAACGAAGAAATCAACTCAGACGATGTACCAGAATCTGAAAAAGAAAAACTAAGATCGGAATATGATCGAATGGCTTTTAAACTGACTGAACAGAATAAGGAGTATAATAAATTCTGCGAGGAAAACAATCTTGCAGCACAATATTATCGTAACAAGGTAGCAGGCTTTGGATATAAGCAGCAGTTCAGGGCAAACGCAGGGGTAAAAAGATTTATGAGGGCAAAGTGAGGTAGATATGGAAAGATGGGTATATTTTAATCCGAATCCAGCCGGGAATCGTGTAGGTGACTGTGCTGTCCGGGCGATATGCAAGGCATTAGAACTGGATTGGGAAACGGTATTTACAGGATTAATGGTATATGCTTGCTCGCTATCAGATATGCCAAGCGCTAATTATGTATGGGGATCATATTTGGCAAGGCATGGATATCACAGAAAGCTCGTGGAACAGTCAGAGAGGTATATTTATACAGTCAATGATTTCTGCGCAGATCATCCTACTGGTACATACATTCTTTGCATAGATGGCCATGTGGTGACGGTACAAGACGGCAAATATTATGATACATGGGATAGCGGTAATGAGGTCCCGGTATATTACTGGGAAAGGAGCTTATAAAAATGAGCATACAGGAATTTATCCAATTTTTTCTTTCAATTTGTGGAGGGGTATCAATTGTTGGAGGGGCAGCAGCTGTTATTTTTAAATGGATTGCTCCGGCATTCAGGCTTAATAAGCGAGTGGAAATCCTGGAAGACCATGATAAAAGAGATTTTGAAACGTTAAAGAGAATAGCTGAGAGAGATTCCCTTATCCTGGAGGTCCTGTCAACCATGCTAGACAGTCAGATCAACGGGGACAACGTCGAGGAATTAAAAAAAACAAAACAGAAGCTTACAAATTATCTTGCACAGAATCAGCGTTAATTGCATTAATAAGAGGTATGCTCATGAAATTATATGTGTTCACAAAGAAAGATATAGACAGATTCTTAGTAGAGTGTAATTTCACACCGGACGAAGAAAGATTGTTCCGGTTGAGATGTAAAGAATACACGCTTGAATACTGTGCTGAACAGATGAACGTGAGCATATCTACGGCGAAACGATTAAGCCGCCGAGTAAACAATAAAATAATCAAAGTGTGCTGATACTTTTTGGATACTAATTAGAGCCAGAAACGACCTGTTTCCGGTTCTTTTTTTATGTAAAAATATAATCAGAAAGGCGGTGTATAAGATGGCATTATATAACAATCCTTATCAATATAGTTTTGGCGTTCCTGGGCAGATGAACCAGTTCCAGCAACAGCCTGTCCAGATTCCAGCTCAACCAGTACAGCAACCACAGCAGAATAACAATGGTATCCTGTGGGTTTCCGGCGAAGTAGGCGCAAAATCCTATCTGGTAGCACCCGGGACAAGCGTTTTACTGATGGATTCAGAGAGTGAAAAGTTCTATATAAAATCTACAGACGTTTCCGGTATGCCGCAGCCATTACGGACGTTTGAGTATCACGAGGTAGGCACTCAGATGCCACCTAAACAGCCTATTCAGAGTATGGACAGTAAATACGTCACCAGAAAGGAATACGACGATTTAAAAGCCAAATTCGACGCTATAGCAAGTAGATTAAATTCTTTTTCTGAACCTGTTAGAGCTAATACCGTACAGGAATCAGCAATCAATGGAGGAAATGCAGATGAGTAATCCATTATTTAACGCGCTTGGTGGTGGAATGCCACAGGGAAATGGGCCAATGCAGATGATACAGCAGTTTATGCAGTTTAAACAGAATTTTAAAGGAGACCCGAAAGCAGAAGTTGAAAAAATGTTACAGTCTGGGAAGATTTCCCAACAGCAACTTAATCAGGTTCAGCAGATGGCAGGGCAATTCCAGCACATGTTGAAAGGAATGAAATAGTACATTACAATCTGGCCAGATTGATGTAAATACACAAAAAGGAGATTATATTATGGATGGAAATTATAGCTTAGCAGATATTGCCGCTGCTACTGGAAACGGTAGAAATAATGACGGCATGTTTGGTGGAGATGGCAGCTGGTGGATTATTGTTTTATTTATTTTTGCTTTCTTCGGATGGGGAAACAACGGATGGGGCAATAACGGCAACGGCGGCGGATATGCAGCCACAGCAGCTACTCAGGCAGACATTCAGAGAGGATTTGACAATTCCGCAGTAATCAGCAAACTTGACGGAATCAACAACGGTCTCTGTGATGGATTCTATGCGGTGAACAACGGTATGCTTACCGGATTTAATGGAATCAACACCAACATCATGCAGACTGGCTTTGGCATCCAGCAGGCTATTAATGCCGATACTGTAGCGAATATGCAGAATACCAATGCGCTCCAGGCACAGCTTGCAAACTGCTGCTGTGAAACAAGGGAAGCAATCCAGGGTGTAAACTACAATATGGCACAGAATACCTGTGCATTGCAGAACACTATGAACAGCAACACAAGAGACATTATCGACAGCCAGAACGCAGGGACAAGAGCGATTCTTGACTATCTCTGCAATGAAAAGATTTCTAACCTGCAGGCCGAGAACAATGATCTCAGACGTGCCGCTTCTCAGGATCGCCAGAGCGCACTTCTCACAACTGCAATGGCTTCTCAGACGCAGCAGCTCATTAATGCAATCAATCCAGCGCCGATCCCGGCATATCAGGTCCCTAATCCGAACACATATTACGGATGCGGATGTAACACTGGATGCAATTGCTGATAACTTCATATCGAGAGTATCTTTCGATTGATTTCGGATGTCGGCTTATGCCGTATTACACAGAGGGGCAGGCTGAGACCTGTCCTTTTGTGATATGAAAGGGGTAAAAATTATGGCAGAATTTACAAGTGTAGCTGCTCAGACTGTAGCAGCTAATGGAAACGTAGTATTTTCAAATACAGCAGTTAAGGGTTCTAACTGCATTCAGCACAGAGAGGGAAGTGGAATCATCACTCTGAGAGGATTGACTAACCAGTGCAAGGCTAGATTCTTTGTGGATTTTTCTGGTAATATCGCAATTCCAACAGGTGGAACTGTCGGAGCTATCTCTTTGGCGATTGCAATCTCTGGCGAACCTGTATTATCTTCACAGATGATTTCCACGCCGGCGGCAGTAGACCAGTACAACAATGTGTCCTCTGGCATTTATATTGACGTACCTCGCGGATGTTGCGTTAACATCGCGGTAGAGAACACTAGCGATCAGGCAATTTCTGTTGCAAACGCAAACATTGTTGTAACCAGAGAAGCGTAGGAGGTGCAGTTATGAGAGATATTAAGGATTTATGCGCAAGAATCGAAGACGAGCTTTCCAAAATCGCTGATAATGGACTGACCACTGGAAATCTGGAAATGACATACAAGCTGATTGATATGTATAAAGATATCAAGAATACACAGTACTGGGACAAAAAAGTGGAGTACTATAACACTGTCCTTGATGAGATGCGTGGCGGCTATAATGACGATTACAGCGAACGCGGAAGAAAGCGTGACAGCATGGGGAGATACAGTGCAAATGACGGCAGGATGATGCCGGATTACGACAGGGGTAGTTCTTATGCCAGACGTGGTGAGCATTATGTCAGAGGGCATTACAGCCGTTCTGATGGACGAGATGCTTATGACGATTACATGACGCAGAAACAGAGCTATCGTTCCGGCAAATCTGAGGACTGTAAGAGAAAGATGCTTGCCGCTCTGGAAGAACATCTGGACGAACTCACAACAGAAATGAGCGATATGTCCAAGGACGCAGAGTGCCGGGAAGAACGTGATCTTGTCAAGAGATACGTGGAAAAGCTCCGGGATATGCTCTAATTAGCTAAAACATGTACCACAACTTTTTGGAGGGTCTGTGGTAAAATATATTCATAGGGAAGATTCGTAAGTGGTTACAGCCACTTGACATAGACATTTTTCATTGATTCCTCCTTTCTTTGATGCGTGTCCTTAATAGAAAATGCAGTGTTTAGCTAACACAAGACGCATGAGGTTGAAAAGCGGATGCAATTTCCGACACGTATCATTACTGTCTATATGACTTGCTCGCTCGCATAGACAGTACGCACCTCCTTGTAAAAGGTAAATGGGCAGATGCCCGAAACAACTCGTGGCAGGCATGACACGTTAAACACTTTGCTAACCCGGGAATCCGGGTTATTCGGAATGTGCAAGTAACTGGGAAAGACCTGGTCGTAGACTAGGTCTTGATGGTTCGAATCCATCCGTTCCGCTTGTCTGGAGCCTGAAAGTTTGGCGTGGGAATAGCGCAGGGCAGCGCATGGGAATGTAATTCCGAGTTCCGGACATGTTTGCTGCCTATCGGATTGTAAAGTGGTCTCCCTTAAAGTAGGCAATAAGTGAACGTGCTGAAATGGTTCTTCCAGATATGTACATCGCAGGATGGAGAAGCGGAATCTCGCAAGGTTCATACCCTTGAGAACGGCGGTTCGAATCCGTCTCCTGCAATTACCTTGCCAGTGGTCTAACTGGCTTAATCCATTTACCTGCGGCGGCAGGTCA